TGAGATTTTTGAAATACCATACAAACCCTTTCAAGAATCATTTTATTACATTACATTCAAACACAATGGAGTACACACGAGGTCTATTTAATGTTGACGGGATGATTGAATCATTCGGAGACGGACTGATCTATCACAAAACTAGGCTAGCCCTCAACATAGCAGACTACAACCGGGCAGATTTTGGCACCGGGGACATACAGATGAACAGGCATTCCACTGTCAATGTTCGCAGCGACAGGGTCTCAGCTTTAGCCAAACTGAGCGAATCAAACGGAGAAAAGTTTAAATTTAGAAGGCTCACTAATTGTCTGTCGCAATCTACCGTTTATGGAGTAGTCAACACTCTACGGTCAACAACACCTCAACACTCTTACTTAGGTATGAGCAAGAAATATTTAACTAATGAGGGCCTGCCAAATGAGCAGATAATAATCAAGCGGTTGCGAGAATTAGGCATGCATCATGACGTGAAAGAGGCAAGGTTTGGCCAATTTTACAACATGTTATTCACTAAGGACTACTATGATAACATGACGGCGCTATTTGCCAAATTACACCTCTTTTCTACGCGCTTGTCCATACAAGAGAGAATGGGGGTCCACGATCATGACGTTGTGATTAGCACGGCAAGCCTTACCAAAATGGTGGGGCTGGCAAACGACGACGAGAGGTTAGCCTATTTCAAGTCGCTGCTCAGTAGCGGCACGGGGCGGCTAGGCTTCTATGAGCAAGACTACAACTTGGAGACTATGCTACAAAACAGTATAGCTTGGTTTAATGTCAACAAGAATGATCCGGCGGCTAGGGAGTACAGACAGACGGTCAAGGTTTGGCACATGTACAAATACGACGACGGGCACAATGTGTCCGGTCGTTCGTTCGGTAGCGAATTCGGTTTTGACGGGGGAAAGTTTCTTATTCCAGAGTGCCATAACACCATCAACTATATTGATGGTGTGAAGCTGGTCAAGTCCAGGGACAACTGGTTTTCTGATGAAAATATCGATAAATTCGGTTCAAGGTATGCTGGATACTTGAATCTTTCTGGCATGACTGAGTTAGAAATAGCTATAGTAAACCATATACTTTTGAACACGGACAGGATGACCCCTTTCCTATGTGATCAAGAGCTTGCGTTGTGTTCTGACTCAGACAAGTTCTTAGCTTTAGCCTCTGGTGAAATATCGACCAAGCAGACGGTAGTGAGCTCAAAGCAAGTTAGGACTGTGATGTCAAAGCTAGCCATGAACCACAGAGCTCAAGAAGACATGTTGTGTGCTGTGAGGTCTTGTAAATACTTATTGGCACAGCCAGCGAACGAGACTGCTGAATCACATTGGTGGAACGTCCTGCCCAAGATAGTAGATTTCCCTAAGATGGGGCTTAAGCGAGCGGCGCTACACTTTATGTTAGAAGACGAAGGTGTTTGTATCTCAGTAGATTCTATTAAATACGCTCGTGAATATCTCTCAAAGTGCGATAGGGCAATACTTGAGTCCGTTTTTGTGAACTCATGTTGGTTCTGGGCTGAGTACTTAACTATTTACAACAAAACCAACAGTTATGATTTGGCTGCTGGGCTGCTAAGGGGTAACGACTCTTGGCTAGTTGAGAGGGAGAGGCCGGACATAATGGTTTCCGCCCTGATAGGAAGGCCGGTACCTATAGCAGTACATTCATGTTGTACCACACAATGGGCTAAACCTCTGAGTGAGTTGGCTAGGCTCAAAGTCTGTTTCGGCACGATATCACTTACTGGCAGGGATGATTATAACTATACGCTTAGTGATAAAGACGTTATCTTCAACAGCGTAGTACCCCCTTCCGGCTTGGCCTTAGTTACTGGCTTGGGTGGAAGCCTTATCCAAGGCACCCCTTATGGCTCAATGTTTGGCATTAACCAAGCAGTCAAAGTGCGTAAGGGGATGAGGACAATAACCTCGCTCAACTACAATGATTTGTGGGCCTTAGGTGTGGTAAGCAGGTTCAACGGATACGACCTCAAATACAAATGCCCCTCAAGTGAGAATGTCCACACCATCTACGCTGCCAATAATGTTAGTATAGCCAACCCCCCCGTGTTGTTCGACCCAGAGGCGAGCAACCTATCTTACGCAATACGCAGTATTACAGAGAGGGATATAGTCTTTGGGTCGGATACCACAACTCTACTAAGCTCTAAGAGTGTATTTTATTGGAATAGGTTTGAATCTACGACTTTAGAATCACCAAAGTGGTCAGCAGGGATAATCTCTAACGACGTTGAGGAAGCTGTGCTGATACGAGGGTTTGAGTGCTACTTGGACGAAACTAAAAAGTATACAGTAGCAATATCTGCCGAGTATGACGTAGAGGTGTCGGATTTTCACGTGGCCAAATTAACCGCAGGCATAGGGTTGCCGACACTGGACGGAGGATTACTGTTGGACGCAGAGAATCCGGCAGAACAGACGACAGAACTGGACATGCCAGTGCTGGAGGACAGCGCGCTAGGGGCCGGGAGCTGATAACCCCTGAGTCGATGCCGTACGTACCAACATTCTTGGCGCCAACAGACTCTAGCAGGGTATTCAGGGAAGTAGATTTTAATGAGGCGGACCTGGTCCTGTTTGAGTGCTTGAGTGGGTTGGAGCTAGACGGGTCTATGCACTTACACATTCAAGAGAGTGCAGTACCAATAATCGCGGTGTACCTACCTAAAGTCAAGGTTACAGCATGTTACATAAGTATAGACTACCAAATCAAACACACCAATAAGGATGTTTTATTAAGGTTCAGTCGTATGCAGTATGGACCTGACCTCTTTCCGTTTGGATTAGTCTCAGACCTAGATATAGTCAGATACGCTTTCTTTATCAGTAGAAAGACAATAAAGAAGCGTAAAGACTACAAAATCAAAGACTTCCCTATAATAGACAGTTGGTTCCGCGGGTCTACAGAGCCCCCAGTATCTAAAGTATCGGTCAACCACTTGCGGCATATGACTATGGCAGAAGTCAGGCTAATGGGGCGAGGTGTCATCGAAGATAAGGTAAGTTACATACTGCCTTTCCTCTCTAGAATGGCAAAGGTAGGCATGTCAGAAGCTATGTTTATAGGTATAGTACTGTGGGCTAACTCATTGCCCACCCAGCAGCACGAGCTTTGCAAACTATCTGGGCTTTGGGACCTGAGCTTTACGAGTATGGAAGACTTCGCCACGAAAGTTAAAGCGAGATTTTCACTCCGACTCAAGGCCCTGCAAAACCTAGTCTCTGTGGACCTACACTGTTTCTTTGAGCTAGAAGTGTTAGTGAATAGGGGGGTGGGCGAGCTCAACTGGGAAAAAGAAAAAATGAATAGGACCAGACCCAACTTAGCACAGTTCAAACCTGAGCAGGTGTTCAGCAAAGCCTGCTCACTATTCACAGACATTTTGCGGAGGGGTGGACGTCCAAAAAAGAGGAACTGGTCTGAATTCTGGAGCAACAGGTGGGAGTGGGCCCCCACTGGTTCATCCCATTCTCAATATGCCGAAGATGATGTATACAAGTCCAAAGACCCCTTCAACAGGCATAAACTATTCACATTGTGTTCAATGCCCGAACGCAGCTTCGAGTATTTTTTGAAGCGTAAGCCGGAAACGATAGCTTGGACATCGACCAAATATGAATGGACGAAGATGAGGGCCATCTATGGTGTAGACATAACTAACTTCATAATGACTACATTTGCGATGGGGGATTGTGAAGATGTACTGTCATCGAAATTCCCCATAGGTAAAGCCGCGAACGAGGTTAACGTGAGGAGTACAGTAAAGACACTATTGGGAAATGGAGTACCATTTTGTTTTGACTTCGAAGACTTCAACTCACAACACAGCATTGAGAGTATGGTGCAAGTGATCCGGGCCTACTCCTCCACATTCAAAATGCATATGAGTGAACAGCAATATAATGCAATTGACTGGGTATGTCGAAGCTTTTATGATAGCTTCGTGGTTGAAGATAACAGAGGAGATAAGGACAAGGGGCCCTGTAACAGTTCTGCCAGTAGTAGAGAACGAGCGAAGATGTACCGGACAATGGGCACACTGCTTTCGGGCTGTCGACTGACTACTTTCTTGAATACAGTGCTGAACTACATCTATGTGAATCTGTCTATTGAGGGGGATGACTTGATAGCTACTCATAACGGCGATGACATACTAGCAGTTGTGTCTAGCTACAGGGAAGTACAAGCCATATCTAGAGGGGCTGAGCGCCACCAGATAAGGTTCCAACCTTCGAAGTGCTTCCTAGGTTCAGTGGCAGAATTTTTGCGGATAGACCACCACTCAGGAGCAGGAGGTCAATACTTGACCAGGGCTATATCAACTTTGGTACACGGGCCGACTGAAATGGCAGTACCTAACAACCTAGTAGCCCAGCTGACTGCAATAAATACTAGGGCTAATGAAGCTAAAGCGCGTGGGGCTGACCATGCTTTCATAGCCGGGGTGGTGAAGAGCCAGCTGCCATACTTATGCAAAGTGTGGCAGATAACAGAGGATGAAGTAGAGGCAGTTTTCAGCACCCATCTGTGCTTTGGGGGGCTGAGCAATGAGATCACACCCAAAAGCTTATCTAAGAGCATAATATTGGAAGAAGACATAACCGCCAACAAAAGACCGTCTGTGCTCGCAGACGAGGGCAGGTTCTTTCCGGGAGCATTTTCATATGCAAAAAGCTTAACAAGTACAATAATACCGGAGTCATATTTCGGTAAGGTAGAGCACGCAGTGAGTCGAACTGTTACAGCTCTCTCATGTAGCCGGCGGTTCAGGTTAGTTGTCAAAGACAACAAAACACCTGGCGTAACCGACTACATTAAAGCGAACCGGTACGGCTTGTTTAGGAGCAAACTGACCGCAGGGAAGATAACACTGGCAAGAGCTTTTAATATCCCTATAATCGATATCAAGTATCAAAAACAGGAAATATTAGAAATACTAGCTAGTGAACAAGACAAGATGGAAGCATTGCGCATCTTGTTTTAGAGGTTTAACAAACACGAAGAGTTGTTAAATAAAGCA